TATCATCCTGTATGGACCATCGGGTTGTGGAAAGACTACATGGATAAAACAAGAGGCAAAGGCGCGAAACTATCGTGTTTTTCGTTGGAATGTGCGCAATGACCGTAGTTTGAGAGAGGGTCGCGAGGTCTTACACGCACAGGTACGTTCCCAAGAACGAACTCTGATTTGGATTGAAGGCGCAGATGATTTGACACAGGAGGCGCAGGCATTCCTACGGCGTATTTTGGATACTCGTTCGGCAGATGTATCTTGTATTTTGGAAGTACGCGACCCATCCAAGCTTTCATCGCCAGTGCTATCCCGTTGTTCAATCCAGCGCCATTCAAATGAGGTATCTTATCGGAAAACTCAGTTGGAAGGAAAAGCTAGAACATTTGGTATTTTTGTGGAATCCAAGACTGAGGAGTTTCCACAAACTTTGGAGGAACTTTCAGAATACAAGAGACTTGGAAAGAATCCGAACTCTGCTCTCTGGTGGCTTGTTCGGACTGCTCATATGAATACCCGGGGACGAGAAGCTCTACGTCGTTGGGCTTCGGGGGCATCTCCATGGCTCCAACTTGCCTGGCTTTTGAGCGCGTCAGAATAAGAGTTTCAAAGAACACTTGAAAAAGGAGACATAGACATGGACGGTTCGGACAGTATTGGAGTATATGGTGAAGCCAAGGCTGAATATACACGCCAGCTTTGTATTTTCCTTGTTCCGGCGCTAGAGGGATATTATCTGGATTTGCTCAAGGAGACCAAAGATACGGAGAAGGACCCTCGTCGTATCCTCTGGGTGTTCCAGGACGCACTGAAGCAGTTTCCCGATTGGAATGTTGACAAGGTTCAACGCGAGACGGAGAAGGTTGTTACGGCAACCAAGTGTGATTACATGGAGGAGATTCTGACAGCAGTCTTTATTGCGCACACGAAGGTGCTATCGGCGATTCGCTTGACGAGCAGACAGAAGAAGTTGCAGATTACAATCCCGAAGCTGGAGCATTTCCTCCATCGTACGATGTCAGAGTGTGCGAGACTCTTGTGGTCAAATGCCTATTTGTTTGCTGAGAATGGAACCTCTATTGACCGTCAGAAGAACTTGCGCCAGGTTGAGCAACTCTTACACGAGGGAGTGTTGCAGTCTATTCGTGGTATGCTCCCGGTAAAGAGCATTCTGAAGGAGTATCTTACAGACGATACGGATGACATTTTGGAGGCAACGACCCCATCTGCTGTTGCAGAAGCTGAAGCGGATGCTGATGCCGAGTTAAATGCTGTGCCGCCAGTTGTTCATGAGGAGAACGTTGTGGGACCAGTGGTAGACCTTTCGGGGGCGACAGTTGCACCTGAGCCAGTTCCCGAGCCAGCTGCTGCTCCTGTTCCTGTTTCTGTTCCTCCTGCCGTCCCTGAGCCAACTCCAGCCCCTACCCCTACTCCTACACCAGCCCCTGAGCCTGTAGTTCCCGCAGCATCTCCCACGACGTCTGTTCCATTGATTATTGTGGAAACTGAGTCACCAGTTGTAGGTTTTACGCAGCGCGATACGGTATTTGATAGCGAAAACTCAGAAAAGAATACTATCCGTATGTCGCCACATGAAGACGACGATGACGATGACGCCTATGCTGGAGGTATTGAGATTGACGAGTCAGCACCAGCAATGGATATAGATGATTTTGAGAATCTGAATGAAGTGGACGAAGATGAAAATGTTGCGTTTGAGAATGATGAGTTTGAAACGCTATAACTTTTTTCAGCCTTGACCCCAGAAATACACTCCGGATGGATCCCCAGCAAATATTTGGAGTAGTTCTTGGAGGCACAGTTGTTTGCGCACTCGGCGCAGTTGCAGAGTATATGCGTGAGAAGGAAAGCTTCCCGAACTATCGTGCATTAGGTCGTGATTTCATTATCGGCGCAGTTCTTGTAGTTTTCATTCTTCAAGTACTTCCCGAATCAATGAGCAATGTTCTTGCCTTTCTGCCCACAATGAAGTCTATTGGTGAGTCAATGCCGTCAATGAGTGGCGGTGGTTCAGTAGAACCTGACCTTCAGGTGGGTCCTGCTCGTTTTTAGTGTGCTAATGTAGAAAGAACATGCCAGCACAGAACTTAGGACCAGTTTGGGTAAGTTGGCCAGGTGGCGTAGGTGCGCCAACGAAGGTGCCTATTGGCGGTGGCAAGCGTAAGGCGGCTACACGCAAGAATCGTAAGGCGTCCAAGAAGAGCCGCAAGAGCTCTAAGAAGTCTCGTGGCACCCGTCGTCGTTAAATATTTATAAGTTTCTTAGTCTAAGAACTATATAAATACAAAATCAGCAAAACAATGAATATACTTTCGCGCCTTCAGCGGAGCTAACGCGGAACTTCTCAAACACTGGCTTACGTACTTGTTCAAATGGAATGGCGTTGTGGAGTTTTGCAGCGATTATCTTATAGAGTTCAAAATCTGGGTAGCGTTCCTTGCCGTCCGGCTCCATAAGAATATTGTGCCCATCATCGCAAACAAGCCAAGACCAAAGCAAGTTATACAAATCAGATTCTGTCTCGATAACTTTCAAGCCAGGTTCGTTGCTTAGAACTGCGCCATTCTTTCTCCGCGGCGGAGACGAAGGAAAGAGAGATTCAAAGACACTCACGGTAAATCGCGCCAAATCAAAAGAGGGATTCGGAGGAACAAATGGTTCATTCTTATCTTGGAACTCTCCAAAGTTGTACTGCTCGGCGGCATCATTCCCTGGGCGGAAATCATCGCTGAAAAAACAATGTTCATTTATCCGGAAGATAGATCTACCAAAATCAATGAGGCGGAATATCTTTCCAAAGGTTGGCACTTTAAAGATGATACCATCACGCGTAGAATAATACAAATGTGTAATCTCTGTCTTCGTCCATACAATGTTGTTACTGTGTAAATCATTGTGTGTAAAGCCAAAGATAGACTGCCCAACAGTGAGTGCAGCAATAATCTGGAAGATCCAAGCACTCCAGACTGTATCCCATTCTTTAGAGCCTGGTTTTGAGCCGACGACATCATAATCGTCCAATAGTTCATCCATAGTATCTTCGCTGGCTTCAGTATAAATCATCATAACTGGAAAGTTCTTGATTTCAGCAAAAATATCAAGTTCATCTTCATCGTCATCATCGTCCTCGTCGTCATCGTCATCAGAGGCAGTTTCAATATCAGAGTTAGATGCAGAATGAAGTGAGGCATTGTCCACCTTGGCATCAAGTCCCTTCAGTTCCTCCACATCACCGTTTTCTTTGTTTTCCTTTTTATCATTGTCGTCATCATCAGTGTCATGTAACTCGGTTGGCTGTTCCATTATAGATGCTTTTACCTCCTCAGGTACATCATCATCATCAAAACCAATGCTAAAGATGCCCTTCTCCTGTTCTCTCCAGAACCATCGGCAATGTCTATAAGACATATAGGAGTCAGTAATATTATAGGCATATGTATCTGCGATAGCACAAAAGGCACCATAAAAGTGATGAAAATGGGGGCTCAAATCACGTTCTCTCAAGATAGAAAAAGCATAAGTCGCTAGAGCCTCTACGTAGGCTTGATTCATGGGGTCCTGAAGTTTGGTCCAGGCAGCCCCCCAAGAACTCTGATGCCAGGGCAACTTTGTATTTTTTGGAAGGCTATACTTCCCCTGAATCCAACTTGTGGGGTCAAGCAGATGCGTTATTTTGCGAAATCCAGATATATCTTGAATATCGACGCCAGAGGTCAGCTTATTTTGTTCAACCCGAAGGTCAATCCATCCAGAACTCTTGCTTACAGAATCTTCCGACTCTTTGGTGCCTATTACACGATGTGCGTGATTGAACCATATGTCTTCTGAAGGGGGCTTCTGTAGATTACAGAATATGCCCAGCCCGGGATAGTATGTTTGAAGATCATGAAACCCTCTAAGTTTCTTAATCTCAGGCGATAAGGGATAAATAACAGACCCAGCAGGCGGCACTGGCGTCCCTTTCAGGCATGGATTCATTCTTGCTTTGCCTCAGAAGTATGTAGTGCGTTCGCTAACGCGCAAAATTCTTTTGAATGTGTCTTAGAAAATGGCACAACCTCCCGTTAATGTTGGTCTTCGTAAGTTTGACATGAAAAAGATACCTCAAGACGCAGTGGCTATTTTTATTGGGCGTCGTCGTACGGGTAAATCAACGCTTGTTCGCGACCTTCTGTATCATCACCAAAATATGCCTCTTGGAACGGTGATCAGCGGCACAGAAGAGTCAAACTCGTTTTACAGTAAAATGATTCCACCGCTGTTTATTCACGGCGAGTTTAGTCCCATCATTCTTGCAAACTTTTGTAAGCGCCAGAAGATGATGATGGCAAAAATCATGCAGGAACAGGCACATGGCGTAACATCACGTATTGACCCGAGGTCATTTATGATTCTTGATGACTGTATGTACGATGACTCTTGGACTCACGATAAGAATATTCGGTATCTTTTCATGAATGGGCGTTGGTTGAAGGTGTTCTTCTTGATTACTATGCAGTATCCGCTTGGTATTCAGCCTGCTTTGCGTACGAATGTAGATTTTGTCTTTATTCTCAGAGAGCCATATTTGAGTAATCGTCAGCGTATCTTTAACAACTATGGTTCGGCGTTCCCATCCTTTGAGTTTTTCTGCCAGGTCATGGATCAGTGTACTCAGAACTATGAGTGCTTGGTGATTGATAACACGAGTCAAAGTAATAAGATTGAGGACTGTATCTTTTGGTACAAGGCAGAAATGCACTCCGATTTCCGCATTGGTGCGCCAGAGTTCTGGGAGCATTCCGCGAAACATTACAAGGAGAAGACGGAAGATGACGATGGTAGCTATGACCCGAACGCTGCTCGACGTCTGAAGGGACCACAAATCAGCATTAAGAAAATATAGATATGAGAAAAATGTGTAAATGATACTAGAACGAGGAACATCATGTTTAGCCAACAATTCATAATAGCGCTAGTCTTGGTTTTGGTTGCTTCAGCACTTATTGTGTCTGACCGCGTAATGCGCGTAGAAGGTTTTACGAACTGGAACGTTGGCGTAGAAAAGGGATTCTGTGGTGTTGATTTACCACCATGCCCGAATAAGACTCGTTGTATAAATGCCCAGTGTCAAAGCGATGACCCTTCCCATCTTCCACCCACTTCCGGTTTACCAGTGTTACCGGTTGGCTATATGGTGTAAAAAATAGGCACCTTTACAAGAAACAAAGAAATGGCTCGTTCTTCAGTAGGTCTTGGTATTGTTGGTCTAGGACTCGTATTATTGGGCATCCTGATTATTGTCCCTATCCTCAAGCGTACGTTCCCTCAGTATTATGAGGGTTTTGAGAGCCTGGGCGCCCTCTCCTCAGAGGTTCGCGTTCAGCAGATGCTCGCCAGCGGTCTTGCAGACAGCGCCCACCCGGATTGCGTAGGTGTTACCTGCGCCGAGGGTCAGTTTTGCCAGCGCAACACTTGCATCCCCATTTACCCTGGTCCTGGCTCAACGTAAATAACTCACTTACATCTCATATGATTGTATAAACAGTCTGTTGAGATATATTTACTCCTTCTCCATCTTGCGCTGAATGGCAAGGTCGGCAGGACCCGAGAACATGCCGCTAAACTCCGAGGCGCCAGTGCCGAGAGAAGGGACCTCCTCCGTCGCAGCAGCTGATGGCTGAGATGGCATGCTGACAACATTCTTCTGGCGACGAGCCTCATCGCGACGTTCCTTGTGGTGAATCTCGCGCGCCTCCTCGTTCTCCTTGTACTTCTTCATCAGCGTGTTGAGCTCCTCCTCGGCATACTCCTGGTCGGCAATATCGGAAGGCTTGGGGTCCCATGGCAGCCACTTGCCCACCTGACCAACAAAGATGTTGTGGTCGGCATCCATCTTCTGGAGCTTCTTCGCGCGCATCTCCGCCTCCTCCTTCGTGCTATAGGCGCCACGAATCTTGAGTCCACGCACAGTCGTGCGGAAGTTATTCTTGGCAAAGAAGTCATCCTCGAGCTGCGCAGAGTTCTTGTACATGTAGTCGTCGTACTCCTCCTGAAGCTTGCTCGCAGACATTTCCTTCAGATTACCCTTGACATAGCCATGAAAGTCCGTCAAGAAGGTCTCCATGCGGAGGGTTGAGTTCCGGCATGCCAGGGCAGCGCCACTGAGGTCGAGCTTCTCAAGGTTCACAGCCTCCGCCTCGAGCTTACCGTTGATAGTCTGAATCGTCTTCACAAGGAACTGCTCAAGTCCCTTTGAGCGAAGCTGGAACTCATACTGCTTGAGGAAAGAGGCAAAAAAGAAGGGATCTTTCCGGGCCAATACATTCTCGGGGCTAATGAAACTCAGTAGGCACCAACGCTGCGCGGCAATCTCAGGGTCATCAGTCAAAGAACTCTCCTTCTCCTCGTGCTGTGAGTTAGACATTCTACACTTGATTGAATAGTCTCTTTAGACCAAGAATACGCACTTAGCCCCACAAAATTTCTGTTGAATCAATATAGTAATTCAAATGGACGTCGCTGAAGTTCTTAACCGCGCCATTAAGTATTTGATTGAGGGCTTGGTCGTTGCTGGTGCTGCCATCTTTATCCCCCGGAAGGGTCTGCCCATTGACGAGATCACGACGCTGGCGCTCGTCGCCGCCGCGGTCTTCGCCGTGCTGGACTTGGTCTCGCCTTCCATCGGTGTGACGGCACGCCAGGGTGCGGGCTTCGGTCTGGGTGCCAACCTGGTCGGCTTCCCCCGCGGCTTGTAAACAACTATGCTAAAGTGTAAATAGTTCTAGAATAACAATATCGCTATGTCATACATACAGATACTGTAACGAAAAGATACAATACAAATAGAATGGTGAAGCATACTCCATTACATTTATTGGTTGGATTGATTGTGATTGTCGGTACAATCTATCTTTTAACGAGACGTGAGGGATTTATGAGCCCTGGTGCAATGGTACAACTTGCGACAAGTCATGTTCCAACTGCGGAAGATTATTACTACTACAAGAACATCTACCCCCAAGTTGTTCGTCGTGACATTACAGATATGACAGGTGGCGACCCTGGTCCCATTTCTCCATGGGGGTTAATGTATTAATACGTATATATATATAACATCATAATAAGTACAATGGGTCTATGTTTGGGACGGGAAGTTGAAAAAGAAACAAGTAGTCAAAAACCCAAGATAGAATCTGGAGACGTACCTGAATATTTTCCGTTGGGTATAGACATGTCTGAATCATCAAAGAACTATCGTATGCGTCCTATGGATACACCCGAGCTAGACGATTTTATTAAGAGTCACAAACACAAACATAAGCGTTAAGCGAAACGAGTCTAAACACGCCGCGCCTTATTTTAGTAGATCGCTGTATGAGCACTGACGTAAATATGTCAAATACTATGAAACTTAATAATACTCTGAGAGATACTAATAATATGTCTGAAAGTACTCAGCCTCAACTTATTTCTATGTTGCCAGAACTAATAAAGGTTCTTCAAGGCAAAGGTCAGGATCGTGATACTATTTTACAAGTAGAACAGAAAATCAAGAATATCTGTAATGGTGTCTCTCCTCATGTTATTGGAGCACTTATTCTTCCTCCTCTCCTTGCCTGTCTTCAGCCTTCAAGCACTGTTCAGCTTCGGATGCTTGTCCTTGATATTATTTCAAACTACGCTAAAAATGAAAGATATGCCCCATTTATTGCGAAGCAACTTCAAGTTATTATTCCATTCCTCAGCACAGTGGTGAATGACGCTCGTAAGGAAATCGCAAGTCGTGGCGAAGAGACTCTAGATGCCTGTGTACACACCTGTACAAATAAAGATATTGCCCCGTTCCTGAAGGTAGTTGTTGACTGCCTTGCTCACCCAGAGAAGATTGGCGAGTCTATTCACTCTCTATCTGCGACTACCTTTGTTCAGGCTGTTGAGACGCCAACGATTGCCATTATTCTTCCTATTCTTTCTCGCGGCTTGAATGAGCGGCAGATTGCAACTGTTCGTCGCACGACTGTGATTTGTGAGAATATGTGTAAGCTTGTTGAAAATCCAGTTCATGCTATTCCTCTTATTGAGAAGATTTTACCTTTGCTTGAGCGAACTAAGACAAAGTCATCTGATCCTGAGTGCAGAAGTGTAGCAACGCGCGCGCACGATACGTTATTCAAGGCATCACAGGAACTACTCACTCTTCCTAAGGCACTGGATATTAACATGCATCTTTCTTGTAATGTAGATAATGAGGAAGTTCGCAAGTATATTATTGCTGCTTCGCAAAGCCTCTTAGATAATAACTGTTTTGAGAAGGATACATGGATTCAGCTATTTTCACCCCTATGCAGCAGTATCCTCATAGATGACCTATACTCCACAGTTGTTGATAGGAATCGGGTTGAAGTAAAGGCAGAAGAAGAGAGTGGCGAGGACCTCTGTAACTGCGAGTTTTCGCTTGCCTATGGTGGAAAGATTCTACTCAACCAGGCGCGCCTCCACCTTCGTCGTGGTCAGCGCTATGGTCTCTGTGGTGCGAATGGAACGGGAAAGTCTACGCTGTTGCGGGCGATTGCGAATGGGCAGCTCGATGGATTTCCATCAAAAGATGAGGTCCGCACTGCGGTAGTTGAGCATGACTTGGATGGCTCTCTTTCAGATATGTCTTGCTTTGATTATATTATGAGTACGACACAGTGCGATAAGGAAGAGGTGATTCGCGTGATTGAGGATGTTGGTTTCGGCGTAAAACGTCGCGCTATGTCCATTTTTGCTCTTTCTGGTGGTTGGAAGATGAAGTTGGCGTTAGCCCGAGCTATTTTGATGAAGGCAGACATTCTACTTCTTGATGAGCCAACGAACCACCTTGATGTAACAAATGTGGCATGGCTTGCTGACCATCTGAATGCGCAGCACAATGTTACATCGCTCATTGTATCGCACGACACGGGTTTCCTTGACAAGGTTTGTTCTGCGATTATCCACTATGAGGGATTCAAGCTGAAGAAGTATCTTGGAAACCTCACGGAGTTTGTGAAGATTCATCCAGAGGCAAAATCATATTACACGCTGACAGACTCTATTGCGGAGTTTTCGTTTCCTGCACCTGGACTGCTGGAAGGCATTAATAGCAAGGGCGCCCCATTTATGAAGATGAATAATGTAACATTCACCTACAATGGTGCGGACGCTCCTTCTATTGAAAATGCGTCTGTGCTATGTTCTTTGTCAAGTCGTGTCGGCTGTGTCGGTCCCAATGGTGCGGGCAAGTCTACATTGGTGAAGGTGCTGATGGGCGAGCTTGTACCCCAGACTGGAACTGTTTGGAAGCATCCCAATCTCCGCGCAGCCTATGTTGCACAGCATGCTTTCCATCATTTGGAAGATCATTTGGACAAGACGCCGAGTGAGTATATCCAGTGGCGTTTCCGCTCAGGCGATGACCATGAAGCGATGAACAAGGAGGCTCTTGCTTTGACGGAAGCCGAGGAAAAGGCTATCGCAGCGAAAATCCAGGTAGATGGTGGAAAGTTTGTGGTAGAGAAGATTATGGGGCGCATCAAGGAAAAGGGAGTGATGATGTACGAGGTGAAGTTCATGGACTGCCCCATCGATAAGAACAAGTGGGTACCGCGTGCATGGTTTACTGAGCGTGGAATCAGCAAGATGGTAGATGTCTATGATGCGCAGAAGGCTGCTGAGGAGGGTCTTCTGGCACGACCTCTCACGGCGAAGAATATTGTGAAGCATCTCCAGGATGTTGGTTTGGATGAGGAGTTCACGCTTCACTCTCGTATAAAGGGACTATCGGGTGGTCAGAAGGTAAAGGTCGTGATTGGCGCGGCAATGTGGATGAATCCTCACTTGGTTGTGCTGGATGAGCCTACGAACTATCTAGATCGCGAATCACTTGGCGCTTTGTCAAAGGCAATCAATAAGTATGAGGGCGGCGTTGTGATTATTTCGCACAACTCTGAGTTTACCAAGTCTGTCTGTACAGAGCACTGGTATGTGAATGATGGTAAGTTGCGGCTTGAAGGCAATGCTATTAAGAATACGACGAAGATTGATAAGCCCCTTGTTGCTGATACGGTGATGGACGCAGCAGGCAATGTTATTAAGGTTAAGCAGAAGCGCGAGTATACGCAAAAGGAAATTAAGGAGAAACTCAAGTGGCACAAGGAGAAGCAGAAGCGTGCTGCGAAGGGTGAAGATGTGAGTGATGATGATGAGGTCCTAATAGAAATGGATTTGATCTAAAATAAACAAATGGTCTAAATACATTCTTCATATTATAAGTTAATATGGAAAATATAGGCAAAGTCTATTATATAAATATAGATCATCGTTTGGATAGAAAAGAGCAGATTTTAAAAGAACTTGACACAGTTAGTATCGCTTCATCAAAAGTAGAGCGCATTTCTGCTATATATAAAAAGGGATTTGGTATTCTAGGTTGCGGTCTTAGTCATAAGAAAGCGGTTGAACAGTTTATAGAATCGAAAGAAGAATATTGTATTATTTTTGAGGATGATTTTGTATTTACGATTCCTCCAGAGGAGTTTAACTTTGTCCTAGGAAACATATTTAGTAAGAAAATATCATTTGATGTGATCATGTTATCAGGACTCATTCTACAACAAGAGAATACGCCATATTATTTTTTAAAGAAGGTCAATGACGGTCATGCCGCATCTGCTTATATTCTTTCACGCCAGTTTGCGCCTACACTCTTGGAAAACTACACGGAGGCAACCCAGAAACTAGAAGAAACATTTCTTCAGACAGGTGAAAAGAAGATACAATATCATCAAGATATGCACTGGAAGTATCTTCAAAAATATTGTGATTTTTATATTTTGAATCCTGTCGCAGGAATACAGCGAGAGTCATATTCAGATGTTCAAAGAAGGGATTTACGATGGGGGTTCTAGGGTTGACTATATGGTTTCATAAAGTATGCACAATTTTCTAAAGGTACTCCCATTTCATTCATTAGATCCTCCAAACAAGTATTTGGAATAATAGAGTCTACTGCGAACCGCTTTGGATTTTCCTTCATTTGATTTTTATTAATAGTATTTGATGTATGACCTATCATAAGGCAAATACTATTTGGATCCAACTGTAAAACAGGTTCAGTAAAATCTTTGAGAAAAGGCACTAAGAAAGCAAAGTGGTCTGAATCATCAAACCTGTGGTTTGTAGCATAGTCTCTCGTGACACACATATATGGCTCTACAGTATGATTATGATGTAGATATTTTGTATGAAGTAAGTCATTATCATTTACATAGAATAATCTTACACGGCTTGAACCTGCAATGTGAAAGGAGGGATTCGCCATCATTTGTTGTATAGTATAGGTAAATCTGTCCTTATGAATAATGTCATCATCGTCCATAAAGAATATATACTCGGCTTTTGTGTCTAGAGCCAACTGAATAGATATATTGCGACTTTTTCCGAATGGAGTTGTGGATGGAAGTTTTTTCCAGATGCTACACACGCCTTTTGTATCGAGTATTTGAGTATCATCGGACGTATCGGTTATGATCCATATGATTTTATCTAGAGGATAACTTTGACTACACATCTGTGCTATTTGAAAGTCCAGATGTGTATGCCTATTTTTTGTTGGGGTGACGATAGCAATATACGGAAACATGAAGTACCCTTAGTATACCATCATAAACATATCAAATTTACTTCCATTCAAGCGTAATAGTTGATCTAAACAGAGCGTACAAACTGCCACCGTAAATCTTGGCATATACATTGCCAAATCTTATCTTGGCAAAACAGCTTATCGCGATTCTTCAAAATAGGAAAGTTTGGAAGATACTCATCAAGTTCCAGGAGTTCGCAGAACTTGTACAAGACATAGGAGTAAGACAAAAAGTTGCTACGACCCGCGGGACAGTGCTTTTGGAAAGACGGCTGAATCTCAATAAACATGTGACGCAACTTCTCTTCAGTTTCACGGGTAATCACTGGGGCATTCTTTCCATTGATGCGGTTCATAATGTGCGGAGCATGCTCATAGTACTTATTAAACTTCAACTTCTTCAATATCTCACGAATCTTGGATGTTTTAATATTTCCAATATCCGTGATGCGTTCCTTCTTGAGTTCTGCGAGAATCGCATCAAAGACTTCCTGAGGAATATCAGTGCTCTCTTTTGCCTGAATCTGTGCCAGCCACTCATTGAAGTGATTGATGCGCTTGTAGGCATAATAGGAGACCTCGCGTGGCGGGTCCTTATAAGACGGCTTATCTGAATCAACCAAGACAAACTCCTGAAATCCACATTTGGGGCAAGTAAAGAGCGCCTCGTTACTGCTG